ATCATAGAAGATGCATTACGTCATTTTAATGAATATGTAGATCAATGGATATATCCTGCCAAATCTTATGCTGTTGCTATTTGTTATGCAAAATGGTTAGAGCGAGATTACCGGGAAAATTTTTATGAAGTACTTGATGATCCTGGTTTATTGTTTAATAATGATCCATATTTTGTTCCTTATTCAGAAGACAAAGAAACATATGACACTATTTTAAGCAAACTAGATTTCAAAGAAGATAAAGGCATGGTGCCGGATATTTACGAATACTACAAAGAGGAGATGTGGTTTGGCCTCTAATATTATTGAAGTAGTTGATGTTACTGATGGCGATCCTAAACAATTTGAAATGACTAAGATCTTACTAGAAAGTAAGAGACCTACCATTGCCGAAATTGAATTAACGTTATTTGAAAACTGTCATTTAAATTGCGATTTTTGTCACCACGATAAAGCATCAACTGTTGGTCTATCGCGCGAAGATATATTCTCAAAGCTGCCTCTTGTTGAAGAACATTTAATTAAAGTAAAAGATCGTGTACAAATTTGTCAAATTAATATGGTAGGTGGTGAGCTGTTTCAAGATAGAATATCAGATTGGGCTTACGATGTATATTACGATTTCCTACTTGAAATTAAAAAGTTATATGATAAACATAATCATGTTATTAAAGTGGTATGGGTAACTTCATTTCAATTTAGTAAAAGAGAGTTAGTTAGAAACTTGCTTGATAAATTAAACGATGCTGGTATCCCGTCTTATATTATTTGTTCGTATGATTTTGACGGTCGTCCTACTAAAGGTCCATATGCCAAAAATATAGAATACTTTGCAGATTATATTACATCAATTAATATGGTCGCAACTGTTCCTTCTATTGAAAAATTTATGAAGAACGACGACGAATATTTTCATTACTTATACGAAAAGTTTGATGACTTTTATTTTGATGATTATATTCCTGATAAAGGTTTTGATCATTTGATACCGTCAGATAGTCAGTATCTTGAGTTTTTGAAATTCATATATCATAACTATCCTGACATCAATCCCATAAAAGATCTCATATATAATGATAACAACCACATGCATTGTTTAGCGTTAAATAAGGTTACTATCTTTCCTGATAACTCTACATCAAACTGTCGTTGGGATAGATATACAAAAGAAGATTTTAATACACCACTAAATAGAAAAGACAACGCTTCAATGATGCAAGCATATATGGATGAGAATGGATGCTTATCTTGTAAGTGGTGGAATAAATGTGGATTTAGATGTTATACACAGTGGGATTGGAAAAATAGAGTGAGAGATTTACCTGATTGTGTAATGCGATTATGGTTCAATTATATGGATGGAAATAAACAGTGAAATTAGATGCTTATACTTATGATAGAAATGTTTTTGAATTACAGCCTCTAGAAATAAAAATGCAAACACCGTCTTGGTGGTCAAAACTCAAAAATACCATTAAGGAATTTGATCCAAGGTCTGGTATACACGTCCCATGTCCTACAGTAAAGGCTTGTCCAGGCGTTGTTAATTACATTCGCAAACCTATTGTTTTTAAATTGTGGTCCGATGTAATTTTTAAAGTCAATCCAAACGGTTCTGTAAAATATGTTAATCCTGAACGCAGCCCATTGAAGTTTGAAGCATCTCAACACTCTAACGAACAAGTTGGTAATGAGCTGTATGCAAACCGAGCTATTTTAAAATTGCACGTACCGTGGGCTATTAAAGGTTCTGATAAAACAGAGTTTATGTTAACCGAATGTCATTATACAGAAGATTTAAGAAAGCATGATATTTTGGTATCACCCGGAATTTTAAACTTTTACGAACAACACACAATTAATGTCTTTTTAGTATTTCCTGTAAAAGAAGAACCATATGAAGTTTTATTAAAATATGGAACTCCTTTAATGTCAATGTATCCAATGACTGATAAAAAAGTAGAAATTAAAAATCATTTAACAGATCGTAATACAATTGCGGATCTTTTAGATAATTTCCCATCTACATTCTTTGGAAGATATTATTTAAAGAAAAAGGTTACATCATGAATTTTGAGAATTTGTGGCCAACAGTAATTGGATCGGGTGAATTTGAAGTTCCAGGTTTATTAGATTATATTCTAATAAATTACGATTTAAATAATCTACAATCTGAAACTGACGGTGGCAATTTATTCGATAATCAAGATAAAGCTATACAAGATTTTAAAGCTATAGCTTATTCAAAGTTTGACGAATACATGATTAGTACTATTGGCAAGTCAATAAAAGATTTTGATGATTATTCAATGCGTTCATGGATAACAAATAATAATCCATATAGTATGCCTATTCATAATCATCGAGGTTCTCATTTATCAGCTGTATTCTATGTACTAGCTGGCGCAAATGAGTTAGGTGGTGAAATTATCTTTTCGGATCCTAGAACAAATGCAAATCGTGGATATGATCCTGCATTTAATGTTTTATTTAAACAAAAGGTATATGCACCAAAATCAGGAGAGTTTAAAATATTTCCAAGTTTTACCTATCATCAAGTAAATCCAGATTATTCTAATATGAGGGTTTGCTTACCTGTTGATCTTATTTTATATAGAGGTTTACATGAGTGAAGAAAAGCGAGATACAAAGTTGCTCTCAAAACATGACGATACAGATGTATAAATAGAATCTATAGGGGTTTAGTAGCGAAACCCGTTTTAATAAATAAGATTACCGAACTTAATCTAACGGAGAAAAATAATGGCACTAACTTACACTTGGTCTGTCACCAGCCTTAAGGTTCGTGATGAAGTAAACTCTGAGGGTGCAACCCTTCCTAATGCTGTAGTACAAACTTTCTGGAAAGTTGTTGGTACCGATGAAAATGGTAATGAAGGACACTTCTCAGGAGCAACCCCTTTTACTGCTGCTAATGTTCCTGCAGGTTCATTTACTGCTTTTGAATCTTTACAAGAAGCTGATGTTATTAGCTGGATTCAAAATGTAGTAAATTCTGACGCAAACTACAAAGCGCATATTGACCAACAAATTACGAATATGATTAATGCTTCTCTTACTGTTGAGAAATCTTCGTCTGAATTGCCTTGGGCTCCTGCTGAAGAAGAAGCAAACACTGCTCCTCAAGCATAACTAATCTAAGGAACATATCGTGAATTATACATATCAAATATTAAAACTTGGTACTCAAGACCTAACAGGTCCTGATGGCGAATTAATGCCTGATTCAATTGTATATGTTCACTGGAAAAAAATTGCAACCGATGAAGTTGGTAACACTGCAACATACTTGGGAAAATCTAAATTCTCAGTTGCTGAGGTTACCTCTTCTGAGTTTATTGCTCTTGATTCAGTGACTAAAGAGCATGTAGTCGGTTGGATCGAAGCAAGCTTATCTCCGTCAGATGTTAAAATGATAGATAACGTGCTTGCCAAGAAACTTGAAAAAAATATAATGAAGACTTATACTCCTAACTGGAATTAATATATAATAAGTCTTTTGTTTTTTATAATGGAGTTGTTATGCATGATCTACACATGGGTGGTTTGGCCACCTATGCCTTAAAACGAGGTGGTTCATTACATCCTTTAATTCTTCCTAAGGAAGTACTTGGAAACGAGTCAGGTATTATGAACCCCTCGATTTTTGTTCATAAAGGCAAAATCTTTGTTAATGTACGCCACGTGAACTACACACTCTACCATTCCGAAGGTAAACGTTTTCCACATCAATGGGGTCCTTTAGTATACGTACATCCTGAAAATGATGTTACATTACGCACCCATAATGTTATGTGTGAATTAGATCATAATCTAAATTTAAAAAGCGCGCAACGTGTTCACATGACTTTTGACACTGAGCCAACTTGGAATTTTATCGGTCTTGAGGATGCTCGTCTATTTTCTTGGGAAGATAAAATGTACCTTTGCGGTGTACGTCGCGATTGTTATGACGACAAAGGTAAAGGCAGAATGGAAATGGCTGAAATTGATTTTGTAGATGGTCAATGGAAAGAAATTTCTCGTAATCCTATTCCTGCGCCGGGTGATGATTCTAGTTACTGTGAAAAGAACTGGATGCCTGTTTTAGATATGCCATACCATTTTGTAAAGTGGACTAACCCAACACAGCTTATTCATTATGACATTGAAAATAGAGTTACTACTGATGTTGTAAATGATCCTAAGAAAATTGTTGAAATGGGTAAAGATTTAAGAGGTGGCTCGCAAGTTTTACGTATTAATGATAATCAACGTATAGCTTTTTGTCATGAAACCAATCTATTAAAAGATCCTTTTATGCGCAAAGATGGCAACTATGCGCACCGAGTAGTTGTATGGGATAATGATTGGAATCTAATTCATGCTTCACGAGAATTTCACTTTCTTGGTACATATTACGATCATGTAAGAAGCGAAGATTACAATATTGAATTTGTTACCGGCGCCGCAATGCATGGTAATGATATTCTTATCTCATTCGGATGGCAAGATAACGCGTCATATATATTAAGAATGCCGCAAAAAGTGTTCTTTGATTTCTTGACTAGGTAAGGTATAAAATGAAATTTACAAATATGAAAGCGTTGAATGACGTTGTTTTAGACTATTCTAATCCATTTAAAATGTATGCCCTAGCCCGTGAATATGATAAACTGTTACAAGGGGCAGCAGGGTTTGGCTGGTATTTACGAGCTGCAGACTTTTGTGAAGGCAAAACATTTGAAGAAAAATGGCTTCAATATAAGTCTATTATTCTTGGCGCTAAACTAATGGAGCGCAATGGTGATCGTGCTCATACCGTAAGTGGCATGCTTAAAATGGCACTAACTATCTTACCTGAAAGACCAGAAGGTTATTATTTTCTCGCCAAACATTGTATAGAAAGAAGTGAATGGCGTGATGCATTAATGTATTCTAAAATTGGTGTAGATTATTATAAACCAGACGAAGTACAATTAGACAATGACCTAGAGTTTCCTGGCATAGACGAGCTCAAATTTTTGTATGGTCATTCTAAATGGAAAACTGATGGTCGTGATGATTCTAAGAATATCCTATTCGATCTTAAATATAAAGAAAAGATTTCGCCAAAAGTAAACGAAGAAATTAGTAAGCTATTAAATAAAATTGGCTACCCTAGTACTTTAGCTTATACAAAGGACCAGAAAGAAGATTACAAATTTCCGTTCGAAGGACTTGAAAAAGTAGAAAGAAATTACTCTCGTCATTTTCAAGATATGTTTGTATTATCTTTCTTAAATGGTAAACGAGAAGGTACTTTTATTGAAATTGGTTCTGGCCATCCCGAGTTATTCAATAATACATTATTGCTCGAGAAAGACTTTGATTGGAAAGGTATCTCAATTGATAATTCAGAAAGAATGTGTGCTGAATATTCTCGCAAAAGAAAGAGCACTATAGTTCTAGATGATGCAGCTTCTATTAATTACCACTATTTGTTTAAGCAAAATTGTTTAGAGAATAATGTTGATTTCCTCCGTATTAATGCCGAAGGTGCAACTGAAAAAGCTATAGAAGCTATTCCTTACCACGATTACGAATTTACTATTATTCAAATACAACATAATGCTTGTTGGTGGGGTAATGATCTCCGTGATAAAACTCGAGAAGTGTTAAGTAAAATTGGTTATGTTCTTTACGTTCCTGATGTTGCAGTAGACGAGCATAATAATTACGAAGACTGGTGGGTGCATCCAGGATTTGTAAATAATAAGAGAATGCTTAAAGCACCAGAACAAACCAACTTTGCTTGGAACTATATGATGAAAGGTATATAATGAAAGTAGTTATTGTAACAGGTGGATTCGATCCTCTTCATTCCGGACATATCGAATATTTTAAAGCAGCCCGTGAGCTCGGAGACATTTTGTGTGTTGGCATAAATAGTAATGAATGGTTAACTCGTAAAAAGGGACGACCATTCATGCCCTTCGAAGAACGTAAAGCTATTATTGAAAATATTAAATGTGTAGGATATACTTTTGGTTTTGACGATAGTGATGATTCAGCAATTGATGCTATTAAACATGTAAAAGAAAATTTCCCTCCTAATTCAGAAATCATTTTTGCAAATGGTGGTGATCGCACTAAGGATAATATTCCTGAAATGGTTTATGATAATGTTGAATTTGTTTTTGGTGTTGGTGGCGAAAATAAAAAGAATAGTTCATCATGGATTCTATCTAATTGGGATAAACCAACAACTGAAAGAGCTTGGGGTAAATATCGTGAATTGGATAAAAATGGCCATTGGAAAGTAAAAGAATTATCAATTGACGTTGGTAAATCATTGTCTGATCAAAGACATTTCCAAAGATCTGAACATTGGCATATCGTAGATGGTGAGCTTAAAATGGATCTTGAGTTTGCTGATGGATACAGAACATCTAAGATATATAGTACAGGTGAAAGTATCGACATTCCTAAATTAACATGGCATAAGGCAATTAATGTTGGGGATAAACCAATCAAAGTCATTGAAGTATGGATGGGATTGGAATTATCTGAGGATGATATTGAAAGAAGACATTAACTATTATTTTTAAGGGCATAACCCTATTATACCAACATCTGGAAAGCTGTCAACTGTTTTTTATAAATATTTACAAATAAATCCCATCAATCCCAAGGAGACACACGATGGCTTTCCAATTATCAATCGACACTCGAAACGCCACACTTCAAGCTATTGAAGATACAGTTGGCGCTAATCCTATTTTGACCATTTCTTCTGGTCCTGTTCCTGATGACTGCGCATCTGCAAATACTGGTGTAGTTCTAGCAACTATGGTATTACCTGCTGAATGGTTTGCAGCTCCTTCTAATGGTACTATTACACTATCTGGTACTTGGCAAGATCTTTCTGCTGATGCTTCAGGTGTAGCTGGTCACTTCCGTATTCATAACAATTCAGGCACCGCTTGCCATATGCAAGGTACTGTTTCTGAAACTGCAGGTGGTGGCGATCTACAGCTAGATAATACCAACATTGGTCTGGGTCAGCAAATCAATATTACTTCATTCACTATCACTGCCGGTGGTGCATAATAACGGATAATATTCCATGTCCGCAAACGGAACGTTTTCTACTACATTAGATTACGATTTCTTTGGTGGTGGTTCTGTTATTACAGGAGGGGAAGCTCAAGGTAATTTTGATCTTTCTCTTGTAACCGCTGGGCAAGTAATCGTTAAAGGTCAAGCATCTGGAACAATTCCATTTTCTGTTCTAGCTGGTGCGGCTTTACCCATTGTTGAAGGTACTGCAGATGTTAGCTTTGGTTTTACTGGAAGCGCAACTGCAGATTTTGGTGTACAAATTTTTGGTGAATCTGAATATAGGAATAATTTAGAATTTACTCAATCTGCGGCTGGTGAAGTAATTGTTAAAGGACAATTAGATCAAGCTTTAGATTTTAATTTTAAAGGTTCATTTGTAGTTGTACAAGATATTCAATCTTCTGATATTTCTATAAGCTTTAGTGTAGAAGCAACTGGTATTAATGCACCCACTATTTCAATTAATAAAACTGGTGCAAACATAGTTACTCTTACAAATGATTATACGAACAGTATGGAAATACTAGTTCAATCCAACGATATGAAAATTGTTCAATCTGGCGCTAATGGTGTAAGAATATTGCAGCCTTGATAAGCAGTCTTTCTTTTAATAAATAATACTAAAAAGATTTGGAGAAAATACATGTCGGCAAGTTTTTATATCAAACAAAACGACACTGCGCCAACTATCGAAGCCGTTTTAACAGACTCAGCTGGTAAAGCAAAATCATTGGCTAATGTGCAAACTGTTGCATTCAATATGGTTGATGAAAACGGCAATGTTGTTGTAGATCATGGTGCCGGCTTTGTCGTTAGTGCCATTAGAGGTATTGCAGCTTATAAATGGGAACCGGGCGATACCGCAACTGTTGGTGTTCATAAAGCAGAATTTGAAGTTACCTATACTAATGGCCAAGTGGAGACCTTCCCTAACACAGGTTACATTAATGTAATCATAAAAGCACAATTAGCGTAAGGAGAATCACATGGCACTTCCACAATCAAGAGAAGATTTTAAAGATTATATCCTTAGAAAAATTGGTGCACCTGTAATTCAAATTAACGTGTCTGAAGAACAAATTGAAGATCGTGTTGATGAGGCTATTTCATTTTGGCGTGATTACCATTATAATGGTAGCCAATTAGTCTACATTAAACACCAGCTTACCGAACAAGATATTGAGAACGGTTATATTACATTGCCTCAGCAATTGTTGGGTATCTCAAAGGTATTTGATATAAGTACTTCAATGTCGACTGGTACCGGCATGTTTAACGTGCAATACCAATTTGTGCTTAACAATATGTCTGATATTACAGGATATAGCATTCAGAACTATTACATGACAATGTCTCATATTGAATTCTTACAAGAATGGTTAGTAGGTCGTCCTTTAATTAGATACAATAAGCATATTAACAGATTATACATTGATGGGACTAAGAGTAAATTAGTGGCTGGAGAGTATATTGTTATTGAAGCTTATGATATAATTGATCCAAATGCTTACTCTGATGTTTGGCAAGATCGCTGGTTACAAAACTATGCGGCTGTTCTTGTGCGTGAACAATGGGGTCTAAACCTAACTAAATTTAATAACATGCAGCTTATCGGCGGTGTTAGTTTTAGTGGCGAACAGATTTTGGCTGAAGCACGTCAAGATCGTGAACGTATGGAAGAAGAAGCAATCAGTAGCCTACAGCCACTAACATATAATTTCATTGGGTGATAAACGATGGCAACAAACTCGTACTTTCGAAATTATGATAATGTATATGAACAGAACTTAATTGACGATCTAGTCATTGAGTCAATTCAAATATATGGTATTGATGTAATCTACATTGCTAGGTCTCAAACATTACAAGGCGAAGACAAGATTCTTAACGAAGATGATATGCCTATGTATGACGAGGTTTACTTCTTTGAAACTTATGTTAAGAATGTAGATGGATTCGAAGGCGAGGGCGATTTCCTATCTAAGTTTGGTTTACAAATTAGAGACCAAGTTACATTCACAACAGCTATTAGAACGTTCGAAAGACACGTTACTAAAGATGCTCAAAGTAGAATTAGACCTTACGAAGGTGATTTAATTTGGTTCCCACTCAATGAAAAGATTTACGAAATCAAGCATGTAGAGCATGAAAGTATTTTCTATCAAACTGGCGCTCTACAAGTTTATGATATGCGTTGTGAATTAATTGAATACTCCGGTCAGCGTTTCGATACTGGTCGACCTGAAATTGATGGATACTTTGCAGACATTGATACTACATCGGCTAATGTTAATACACTAACAGAATTGGCTAACACTGATCCAATTGCTGATAACGTATTCTTTGAAAAAGAAGCAGATGATATTCTTGACTTCTCAGAAATAGATCCATTTAGCGAAAATATTACAATTCCGGATTAATAAGACATGGCAATAGCAAACTATTTTTACAATCAAACAACGAGAAAATACGTTGCATTATTTGGTACTCTTTTTAATCAATTAAAGATTGAAAGAACTACCACTGATGGATCTGAAACACAGTCAATGATTGTGCCACTTTCATATGCTCCATTCCAGAAGATTTTATCACGTGTGCAACAAGATCCTGATTTATTGAATAGTACTAAACCTGCTATTAGTTTGCCACGCATGTCGTTCGAAATTACAAACATGTTTTACGATCCTACACGTAAAGTAGCAACTACTCGTAAAATGTTAAAACCTGAAAAGCCAGAAAATGGTGGTTCTAGATCTTTTATCTATTCACCTACACCATATAATATTGACTTTTCATTGTATATTATGACAAAATATTCTGAAGATGCTGTTAAAATTCTAGAACAAATTCTTCCATTTTTTACGCCTGATTGGACTGTAACAGCAAGGATGCTGCCTGATGTTGAGCCGTTGGATATTCCGGTCGTTCTTAATTCAGTATCTAATGATGAATTATACGAAGGTGACTACACCGAACGTCCTACAATTCTTTACACTCTTTCATTCACTTTGAAAGGTTGGTACTTTGGACCTGAAAGAGAAAAGAAAGTTATTAAGTTTGTTGAAGCTAGTTTGATGACTGACACCGCATCTGATTCGTTACCTGAAGAACGAGTTACTGTTCGTCCTGGTTTAGATGCAAATGGTAATCCGATCGATTATGAAGCAATGAGTGCTGTTGTAAAAGCAGATATTAATAACGGTATAGTAACAAATTTTAAAGTTATTAATAATGGTGCTGGATATAATACTAATGCTGCTATTACAGTATCAGATCCTAGTACTTTACCAGCCGATATTACACCAGTATTGTCTAATACGCTCATAGATTCATTTTTAATAAATGAAGGTGGAGGATATTACACGTCTGTACCAAATATCGTGGTGAGCTCTCCAGATGCTCCAGTGACGAATGCAGAAGCCACCGCGGTAGGCTTTAATGGTAGCATTTTCTCTATCAATATTAGCAATCCTGGAACATTCTACGATTCAGCTTCGGTTACTATTGCTAATCCTATTCCAAAATCTTTAGTTGGTTTTAAATTTGGTAATGATGCTTACTATACTAATGATTTCACATCATCAGAAACATTACATACGACGACTACTAACTTTATTACTGCGGGAACTGGATTTGCTATAGAATTTTGGATTTACCCAGAAACGTTTAGCTCGCAAACATTGAATATTTTCCATTTTAGTGGTCAATCGTTGCGTATAGAAACTGAGCCTACTGGTGCAATTGTCTATAGGCCGTCTCTAAATGCGCCTGAACTTCGTTCGGCTACTGGAGCTCTTCTTCCTAATCAGTGGAATCATTGTCGATTAGAAGATTATAGTGGTTCTGCTCAGTGGCTTGTAAATGGTAATATAACAAGCGCCATATCTACACCGGCAGGTTTCTTATTTGGTGGCGGTATAGATTTCATAGTTGGTCAAAGAAACTCTACACCTAGCTTTATTGGTGCAGTTGATAACGTAGTAATTGATAACAATATTTCTGGTTTAACAACTGGAACAACATATACAGTTCCAACTTCTCCATCGACAGGCTCTGAATATGTTGGTAATTTTGATTATGTGCGAGCAACAGCAACCGCTACTGTAACTGATGGCGAAGTAACTGATATTCAAATAACAGAATCAGGAACTGGATATACTATTGCTCCTGCTGTTACTATCTCGGCTCCAGATGGTAATCCTGCCGATTGGCAAGCTTCTGCAACTGCTGTAATTACCAATGGTACATTAACGGGTGTAAATGTTGTGGATGGCGGTAAATTCTATATTAGTCCTACTGTTACAATTGACGCTCCACTTGCTATAACCGCGACGGGAACTCCTGTCTTAGATGACGACGGACAAATACAATCTGTTACTGTTACTAATCCCGGTGCTGGATATGGAGATGTTCCAACTGTAACTGTTACGCAACCTGAAGTTGCTTCAATACCTTACGATCAAATTGAATACACTGATGACTGGGGAATTATCACCGTAATTGAGGATGCATAATGAGTAATGATAAGATTTCAGAAGTTCTTGGTGTTAGACCATTTTCTGAAGTGAAACAAGAAGAACAATTAGTTCATGAACTTCCAGAAGAAAATCTTCCTGTAGTTAAAGAAGAGGCCAAACCGCCTGCTGTAATTTCTGAAGTAGATGACGACGAGAACATTAAAGATCTTGAAGAAGTTCGTCAAAATATTAAAGATATTATACACACTGGCTATGACGCTATGGATGAGATTCTTGAGATTGCAAAACAATCTGAGCAGCCTCGTGCGTTTGAAGTTGTTTCTACATTAATGAAAACGTTACTTGAAGCTAACAAAGATCTAGCAGATATTTCTACTAAAAAGAAATTTGCGCGCGAAGAATTATTAGGTCCAAAAGAAGCTGCACAAACGAATGTTACGAATAATAATTTAATTGTTTCAACCGCTGATTTATTGAAAATGATTAAAGGTGAGAGTAATGAGTGATGGATATTTAGGTAACCCCAATTTAAAGAAAGTTGCCGAAGATATTGAATGGACTCCTGAGCTTATAAAGGAGTACATGAAATGTGCACAAGATCCTGAGTACTTTGCATTAACATACATTAAAATTGTACATGTAGACCGTGGTCTCATACCTTTTAAAATGTATGATTACCAAAAAGAAATTTGTAATAAGATTTTTAATAACAGACGTGTTGCCGTATTGACTGCTCGTCAGTCAGGTAAAACTACAACAGCAGTTGCGGTTATCCTACACTACATACTTTTTAATGAATTTAAAACCGTAGCTATCCTTGCAAACAAAGGAGATGCCTCCAGAGAGGTTCTTGCTAGGGTTAAGTTGGCCTATGAAGCTCTTCCAAAATGGCTCCAGCAGGGCGTGGAGGAATGGAACAAAGGTAATATTGCACTAGAGAATGGTTGCCAAGTATTGGCCGGTACTACATCTTCAAGTGCAATTCGTGGTAAATCTGTTAACTTCCTGTATCTAGATGAGGTGGCGTTCATTGAGGGATACGATGAATTCTTCGCTTCAGTGTACCCAACTATTTCATCCGGTGAATCTACAAAGCTTCTGATGACTTCTACACCTAACGGATTAAATCACTTTTGGAAAACTTGTAAAGGTGCTGAAGAAGGTACAAATGGTTACGAATTTGTTAAGGTTATGTGGTATGATGTACCCGGCCGTGATGAAAATTGGAGACAAGAAACTCTCTCTGCTTTAGATCATGATGAACAAAAATTCGTTCAAGAATACGAGTGCGGATTCCTTGGAAGTTCTGGTACACTTATTGATGGTGGTAAATTAAAAGAGTTGTATCCTGCTAGACCTTTAGTACAACAGAACAATATCAATCAATACGAACAACCTAAAGAAGGTCATGCGTATGCTATGACTGTTGACGTCTCTCGTGGTAAAGGTTTAGACTATTCTACTTTTACTATTATTGATATTACAAATATGCCATATAAACAAGTTGCTACATTTAGAGACAATATGATGACGCCTATAGATTTTGCGTCAATTATATATAGAATGGGTAGACTCTACAACGAAGCCTCAGTCCTTGTAGAGATTAACGATATCGGCGAGCAAGTTTCCGATACTCTACTAATGGATTATGGGTATGAAAATTTACTTTCAACAGAAAGCGCCGGAAGAAGTGGTAAACGCATTTCAGCAGGTTTCGGTAAGAACGTTGATACTGGTATAAGGACTACCAAAAGTGTAAAATCTGTTGGATGTTCTATTCTCAAAATGCTAATAGAACAAAATCAATTGATAATTAATGATTACGATACTATTCAAGAATTATCCAGATTTTCTAAAAAGGGAAACTCATACGAAGCCGAATCTGGGTCACATGACGACCTAGTAATGAATTTAGTCATATTTGCTTGGTTAACTGATCAAGGTTACTTTAAGGATATGACTGATATTAATACATTGATGAAATTAAGAGAAAAAACAGAAGAACAAATTGAAGAAGAAATGCTTCCTTTTGGTTTTATTGATGACGGCTCGGACGTGGATGACGAAGGCCTTGAACTAGATATTGAACGCCAAAACTGGGCTCTCTATTAAAATGTTCTTTTTAATAAATAGAAACAGCAACTACAATAAGATTAAGCGAAACGCGTTTCTAAAATATAAAGGAGAAAAATATGGCTTTTTCCGTAAGTCCTTCCGTAATTGTTCGTGAAGTGGACGCCACAGCCGCTGTACCAGCGGTAGCCACACCTCCTGCAGCAATGGCTGGGGTTTTCAGATGGGGTCCTGTAAATGAACCTATTCTAATTACTTCAGAAGATCAACTAGTTAATCGTTTTGGTAAGCCTACCGACGACAACTATGAGACTTTCTTTACTGCAGCAGACTTTTTGGCGTACTCAAACGCACTATACGTTGTTCGTGCTGATAATGGTTCAGCTACCGCTACTGCAACAGATCTTGTCGTATTTCCAGACGGAACTGTAGATGAAGCAAACAATGATATTAGTGGTCAAGTAGATGTAGTTAACTCATTCTACGGCGCTTTTGAAGCAAAATATCCAGGTGAACTAGGCAACTCAATTGAAGTTGCATGGGTTACTAGCACCGGCTATTCATCTAATTATCTAGTAGGTCAAACTGGTGGACGTATTCCATCTAATGCTGTTTCTAATACTTCAATCAGTCAAACTATTGCATTTAACGCAAATGCAGTTAAATTCGAAACTCAGCCTGATGAAAAATTAGCTGAATTGGCTGTCGGTGATGTATTGGTTGTTGGTAACGATTCTGTAGGCTATCAAGAAATAACTATTTCTGCATGGTCAGAAACCGAAATTGTTGATGAAGCAAACACTGAAATTCTTGTTGCTAACGAGTACAACATTGGTTTTGCTAATCGTTACACTCTAAAAGAAACAGATCTAAGCGCACTAGCAATTACTAACCGTTGGCGTAATGCTGGTATTTTTGGTAAAGCTCCTGCTGCCGGTAATATCCACGTTGCAGTAATTGATACTGCTGGTTCAATTAGTGGCGCAGCTGGTACAATCGTTGAGAAGTTTGAAAATATTTCAACTACTCCGGGCGCTAAATTACCACAAGGTACTACCAATTACTTTAAAGACGTTATTAACAATTTCTCTTCTTGGGTAAATATAGCAAACACTGCTCCTATCGGTGATGCTAGTACTGCTAAGTCTGTATACGAAGTATTTGCAGGCGGCTCAGATGCACAAACTGAATCTAACGCAACTCTTGCTGCTCTAGGTTTTGCATACGATACTCTAGTAAATGCAAATGAAATCGATGTATCATTCATTCTTCAAGGTAAAGGTGATGATGCTGGTAACAGAGCTAACTACATCGTTTCTAATCTATGTGAATCAAGAAAAGATTGTGTAGCATTCCTATCACCATCTAAAGAAGCAGTTGTTGACGAACTCAAAACAAATGCTAAGATGAATAACGCTATTGCGTACCGTAACAAGATTCAGAATTCTTCTTACTGGTTCATGGATAGTGGTTACAAATATCGTTACGACAAGTACAATGACGTATATCGTTGGGTACCTCTAAATGGTGACATGGCTGGTCTAGCTTCACGAGTTGAGCCTTGGGAATCACCAGCTGGTTTCAGAAAAGGTGTAATTAAGAATGTTGTTAAACTAGCATACAATCCTAATAAAGCACAGAGAGATCAACTTTACAGTGCAGACATCAACCCTGTTATGTCACAAGCTGGTCAAGGTATTCTCCTATTTGGCGATAAGACTGGTTTAGGTCTAACTAGCGCATTTGACCGTTTGAACGTACGTCGTCTATTCATTGCAGTTGAGAAATCTATTGCTTCTGCAGCTGAAAGCTTCTTGTTCGAACTTAACGACGAGTTTACACAGACTCAGTTCAGAAATATCGTAGAGCCTTTCCTACGTGATATCCAAGGCCGTCGCGGTATTATTGACTTTAGAGTAATTTCTGACGCCACTGTGAATACTCCTGAAATCATTGATCAGAACAAGTTCCGTGCAAGCATCTTCATCAAGCCTGCTCGCTCAATCAATGTTATTGAACTAACATTTGTAGCGACTCGTACCGGTGTAGAGTTTGACGAAATCGTTGGTCAGATCGCTTAATAAATAGATTTTAAAGAGGAGAATAGAAAAAATGGCATTCAATATCAACCAGTTCAAATCAGAACTCGTCGGTGGCGGTGCACGTCCTACGCTATTCCAAGTTCAGATTACCAACCCGGTAGCGCCGGAAGCTGATATTAAAGTACCTTTCATGGTACGTTCAGCTGGTATTCCAGAGTCAACATTGGGGCAATTTATTGTCCCATACTTTGGCCGCCAAGTTAAATATGCTGGCGATAGAACTTTTGCACCTTGGACTGTAACTGTTATTAACGATGAAGACTTTGCCGTTCGTAATGCTCTAGAAGCATGGTCGAATTTCATTAATTCGCATGACTCTAATACAAGAGCTTTACCACAGCAGTACAAATCAACTGGTCAAATTACCCAGTTTAGTAAAGATGGTAGTCCACTACGTACTTACATCTTTGAGGGTATGCATCCTATTTCTATCGACGGTATCGCGATGGATTGGAGCGCCACTGACCAAATCGAAGAGTTCTCTGTAACATTCGAATACGATCTATGGAGAGTTGAAGGCGCTACTGGCATCTCAACCACCTAATATAAAATGAAGGAATAATTTGTGAAGATTTTTGGATTCGAAATAAAACGCGAAGATGACGAGACTGGCAACCAGCCAGTCTCTTTCGTGTCTCCGCAAAATGACGATGGTGCCATTACGGTAGATAATGCCGTAGGTGGTTTCTATAGTACTATCCTAGACATGGAAGATTCGGCTAAGACTGAATCTGAACTAGTCACTCGTTATAGAACAATAGCACAACAGCCAGAAATTACACAAGCAATTGATGAAGTTGTTAATGAAGCTATTAATGTTGATACTGATGATAAAGTAGTAGAAATCGTATTAGATGATGTAGATTTACCGGATAAAGTTAAAGAAGTTATTACTGAAGAGTTTGATGAAATTCTTTCTTTGTTCGATTTTACAAATAATGGATACGATATCTTTAGTAAGTTTTATGTCGATGGCCGTCTAAATTATCATATCATTATTGATAATGAAAATATTAAAGAAGGCATCCAAGAATTACGTTATGTAGATCCTCGCAAACTTAAACTTATTCGTGAAATCGATAAGAAAGGTAAGGATCCACATTCTGGTATACCAATTAAAAAGATTAAAAACGAATACTACATGTATTCTGAATCTGGTTTTGTAGGCGATGCAAGGGGTTCATCTTCAACAACTACTGGTACTACTGGATTTAAAATCGCGAAAGATTCAATCGCAAGAATTACTTCAGGCTTGATGAATGAGAACAACTCATTAGTTCTTTCATACCTACACCCTGCAATCAAGCCTCTCAACCAATTAAGAATGTTGGAAGATGCAACAATCATCTACACTCTTACTCGAGCTCCTGAAAGAAGAATTTTCTATATTGACGTTGGTAACTTGCCTAAGTCTAAGGCAGAACAATATCTAAGAGATATGATGACTCGTCATAAGAATAAGCTTCAGTATAATTCAGCTACCGGCGAAATTACAGATGCTCGTAAGATGATGACAATGACCGAAGATTTTTGGTTCCCACGTCGTGGTGGCGAACGTTCTACCGAGGTTGATACTCTAGCCGGTGGTAGTGCAGCAGGTCTATCAAATGATGATAATCTACAATACTTCCAACGTAAACTCTTTAAAGCATTACGTGTACCTCTTTCTCGTTTAGAACCAGAAACAATGTACTCATTTGGTCGAGTATCAGAAATTACTCGTGATGAATTGAAATTTAGCAAATTCATTCAAAGACTAAGAGCACGTTTTTCTAATGTATTCACTCAGGTTCTAGAAAAGCAACTTATTCTTAAAGGTATTATGTCACCCGAAGAATTTGCTGAAATTAGAAACGACCTACGTTACGACTTCATTCAAGATAACTATTTCCAAGAATTGAAAGAAGCAGAAATTATACGTGAAAGACTTTCTACTCTACGCGAAGTTGAAGAGCACGTTGGTACTTACTACTCAAGAGAATGGGTAATTAAGAATGTTCTTATGATGTCTGAAGAAGACATGAAAGAGATGAAGAAACAAATAGAAGCTGAAAAGGACGAATATCCTGATCCAGACGCCGAGGCAGATGCGGATCAGGAAGATGGTGAAGGTCCAGTAGAAACAGCGAATAATATAAACGGATAAATAAAACAAAATATTTTATCAGGAGAAGATTAATGAAGTCTTTTAAAAGCTACATTGCTGAAGTCGCAGAGCCTAAGCCTGAAGAGGAAAAGCGTTTCAAAGATCAGCATGAAGTAGAAGTTATCGACCATCCTGTGGCTGAACCTCATCAACATTCAGGTGACATACAAAAGCCAAGACAAAAACGTCGAGCTGACCAAGAAGGCGACGATGCTTACGATCAAGCTTATGTCATGAAAATGGAAGAAGTTGACCTAGAAGAAACTACGTTGTCTGCTACTAAAAAGCCAGTAAATGTAACTGGACCAGATGGCAAAGTTAGAACAGTCATGAAAAGAACTAAAGCTGTCCGACATGACGAAAAAGGCCAAGACGTAATTAAGACTAAATCAGAAGAACTTTCTCCTAAGCAAAAGAAAATCGATCATAATAAAAATGGTAAGATCGATGGTCATGATTTAGCAATGCTACGTGCTAAAAAGAAAAATGAAGAATTAGAATTGTCTAAAGAATCAGTAGAAGAAGCTTTTGGTAACTGGCAAGTAAAAACTAATAAGATTACTAAGACTTATAAAGCTCGTCATGC